CGCCGCCTTGGCCGCGGCATTGCCAAGTCGTTCCAAGACGTGACCGAGCAGCTGCGCCTTCGCTTCAACCGCGCCGGCGGCGACGTGGGCAAGCTGGAAGACTGGGCAATGCCGCGCGATCACTCACAGGTGAAGGTGGCTCGCGACCAGGCGCAGTGGGTGAGCGATCACCTGAAATGGGCCAATCGTGGCAAATACCTGAACGAAGACGGCACGCCCATGAATGACCAGCAGCTGTCCGACTTCCTCGGGCATGCCTGGGAAACGCTGGCCACTGGTGGCATGAACAAGCTGGAGCCCGGCGCGGTTGCCGGCAATGGCATGCGCGCCAATCGCGGCAGCGAGTCCCGGCAGATCCACTACAAGGACGCCGAGAGCTTCATCGCCGCCCAGCAGGCATACGGCGACAAGAACCTGCTCGAATTGCTGATCGGTCACATCGACCGTGCCGCCCGGGATATCTCTCTGGTTGAGAACCTGGGCCCAAACCCGAACCACCAGATGCGCTACTTCCTGGAGTCCGGACAGAAAGAGCAGATGGACAAGGCCTTGAAGGTGCAGGGGAAGAAGGGCGAGAAAGCCCGCGATGCCGTGGAGAAGCAGCGCAAGCGCATCGAAAGTCTGTACGAAGAAGTGGCCGGCACCCGCGAGCCCCCAGCCTCGGCTGCCATCGCCAATGGATTCGATACCTACCGGGCGCTCAACGTGGCCAGCCGCTTGGGTTCTGCCGTTCTGACCTCCGTCACCGACCAGGGCACGCTGGGCCTCACCGCATCCATGAACGGAATGCCAGTGATGCAGGTGTTTGCCAACGAGCTGCGCATGATGAATCCGGCCAGCGCTACGGATCGACGCTTCGCCCAGCGCGCCGGCCTTGGCCTGAACCAGCTGATCGGCAGCCTGAACCGCTGGGGTGCCGACGGCTTGGGCACCACCGAGGCTGTAGCAGGCCGGATCGCCAAGTTTTCGCAGACTGCCGCCGCCAAGGTCATGCAGACCTCTGGCATGAGCGCCATCACGGCCGGCGCCCAGCGGGCTTTCGGCGCGACCATGATGGACACCATTGGCAGCATGACCCGGCGATTCCAGGACTTCGCTAGCATGGACGCCGCCGATGCCAAGCGCCTGCAGGCCATGGGCGTTACAGATGCTGACTGGTCGGTTTGGCGCCTGGCCCAGCCCGAGGATTGGCGCGGTGCCGGTGATGAGGTGCTGACCCCGGGCAGCATCTACCGCATCCCCGACGCCCAGCTCACCACCCTTGCCCAGCAGCACAAGAGCACGCCCAAACGGCTCAAGGACATGGCGGCCACCAAGCTGCTCGGCACCGTGCTGGACGAAACCAACATGGCGATCATCGAGCCGGGGGCCCGCGAACGGTCGTTTATGCATGGTCCGTGGCAGCGGGGAACCGTAGGTGGTGAACTGGCCGCAGCTTCTGGCAGTTCAAGTCTTTCTCGATCGCCATGATGATGCGGCACTTCCGCCGCGCCATGGCTCAGGAAAGCGGCTGGGGCAAGGCTGGGTATTTGGCTGCCCTGATGGCCAGCACAACTGTACTGGGCGGCATGGCCATCCAGCTGGGCGAGCTGGTGATGGGGCGTGATCCCAAGAACATGTTGGACGATGGTGCCCTGGGCGTGCCGGGTCTGCGCTTCGGTGCCGCTGCCTTCCTCAAAGGGGGCTCTCTCGGCCTATACGGTGACTTTTTGTTCAGTGACCAGACGCAGGGTGGCCAGTCGGCCCTGGCTGCGCTGGGCGGCCCGATTGCTGGCGATATCGAATCCATCTTCAAGCTCAAGGGCACAGCCGCTGACGGCAACGTCGATAGCACCGGGGGTAACCTGGTGCGCCTGCTCAAGAGCCACACGCCGGCGGCGAACCTCTGGTACACCAAGGCCGCCACCGATCACATGATCTTCCACCAGCTTCAGGAGTACTTCTCGCCTGGCTACATGCGACGGATGCGTCAGCGTGCACGCAAGGAGTTCGGGCAAGAGTTCTGGTGGGAACCGGGCGAAATGACGCCAGACCGCGCGCCGTCCCTGGGCGCAGCAGTAGGAGGTCGCTGACATGCGTGATGATCAAATCGTAAGGTTGCAGGCGTTGAGCGAGCGCTTGGGCGAAGTGGTGATCAACGAGATTGATCCGCACAACTGGCCTGGTGCCGACAAGCTGCCGGGCGAGCTGACCCAGCAGGAGCGGGGTGATCGGTACTGGTGCAAGAAGAACGCCGCCGCGACCATGACGCTGCTGCTCAAGACCGTGAACATCGCCGGCATCCTGAACCGCAACAAGCCGGCGCCTGATGCTGGCGCTGCCATCGATGAGCTGGACGGCGAACTGGCGGCAGCCGAGCGCGAAGCAGCAGCCATCATCGAGCGGATGCAGCGAAACGGTAATGTCCACTGAGCCCGAGAAGAAAGTAAGCCTGCTGGTCTTCTTCCTAATTTGGGCAAAGCGGATGCGGTGGGAGGTGCCGGACATCCACGTCCAGGCGCTGATGTGGCTGGAGGCCAAAGGGTCTCTGGCCGTTCTGCGTTGTTTCCGGGGCTTCGGCAAGTCCACCATTCTTGCGATCTACAACGCCTGGCGGTATTACTGCGATCCCACCTTCCGCATCCTGCACCAGTCCGAGGCTGACGGCACGGCCTACAAGACCAGCCGCGACACGCAGAACGTCATCCGCAACCACCCGCTGACCCGCCACCTGCTGCCGCCCAACCAGGGCACGATTGAACAGTGGTGGGTGGAAGGCGCCGCCGACTTTCGAAACGCCAGCATGTTCGCCAAAGGCATTCTGTCCAACGTCACGTCGGCCCGAGCGGATGAGTGCCAGAACGACGACGTGGAAGTGCCGCGAAACATCCAGACGCCCGAGGCGCGGGAGAAACTTCGGTACCGGCTGGGCGAGCAGACACACATCCTTGTGCCCGGCGGCAGCAAGCTCTACATCGGCACCCCCCACACGCATGACAGCCTGTACGACGAACTCGAAGGCCTGGGCGCCGACTGCCTAACCATCCGCATGTTCAAGGATGAGCATCGGATCGAGAACGCCAAAGACACGACCTACCGCACCCCGTTCAAGTCTGACGTGGTCTTCTCCGGCATCGGCAAGCACGCGCGCGTATTGGTGGCGGGCAAGGACTTCCGTTACACCGAGGGTGGCATCGAGTTCTTCGAACCCCCATGCACGCTGATCGACTGTTATGCCGGTAGCGCCTGGCCCAAGCGCTTCGACATGGAGACGCTGGAGCAGCGCCGCCGGGAAACCCGGACCATCAACGAATGGGACAGCCAGTACCAGCTGCACAGCAAGCCGGTGACCGAGGTCCGTCTCGACCCGGCCCGCATGATTCCGTATGGCATCGAGCCGGAGATCCGCTATGCCAACGGCGCCTGCGCCATGTGGCTGGGCAACACGCAGATCGTCGGCGCCGCCGCATACTGGGACTGCTCCCTGGGCAAGGTGAAGTCGGACGCCTCGGCCTTCTCGCTGATCCTGACGGATGCCCGTGGCCAGCTGTATTGGCAGGTGTGCAAGGCGCTGGAAGGCGAGCTGGCCACGTTCGATGAAGGTTCCGGAAAGATCACGGGCGGCCAGGTCCAGCAGGTGCGCGACCTGGTCATCAAGTACCAGATCCCCCGGGTGGTGGTGGAAACGAACGGCCCGGGTGGCTTTGTGCCGAACATCCTGCGCCAGGCCCTTAAAGGCACAGGATGCGGGGTGGGGGAGGAGCACAGCAGCACCAATAAACAGAAGCGCATCCTCGACGCACTGGAATCCCCGCTGTCGGCCCGCTTCCTCTGGGCCCACGTCGATGTACTGCGCGGCCCGCTCTGGGACCAGATGCGCGACTTCAACCCGGCGCTGACCGACCAGGACGACGACTACCTCGACTCTGGCTCCGGCGCCATCGCCCAAACCCCCGTGCGCATTGGCCGAATAGTCGGGAAACCGACGGAGGCCCGGCAGGACCATTGGCGCACCAATGCGGGCGTGCATGAGGTGCAAGTCGACTACTAGCCCGCCAGTACCAGGGGGCAAACCATGGCAGTTCCAGCAGGACCAACCGAGCAGCGATACGTCGGCAACGGCGTCACCACAATCTTCACCGTTCCCTTCCTGGTGATCCAGGCTTCAGACCTGGCGGTCTATGTTGACGGGGCCAAACTGACTTCGGGCTACACCCAGTCTGGCGTGGGCAATCCCACCAGCTCCGTGATATTTGCGGTGGCCCCCGCGAATCTCTCCCAGATCTTCTTCAGCCTTGAGGTCCCCTTCGAGCGGCTGAACGACTACCAGGAGAATGGCGACTTTCTGGCGCGAACGGTCAACAACGACTTCGACCGCATCTGGCAGGCGCTCAAGCAGCTGTATACCTGGGCCACCAGGTCTTTGCGTCTTGGCTCTACTGATGTCGACGGGCAAGGCTGGTACCGCGCCAAAGGCAACGGCATCCGTAACCTTCATGACCCTGTAGAAGACCAGGACGCAGTAACCAAGCTCTATAACGAGCAGTACATCGGCAGCCTGCTTGATCAGTTCAGCGGGCCGATCAATAACGCCAACAACGTTATGTACATCTATCCGAACGGCGTTCCGCGAACAGTTCAAAGCTTGGCTGCACAGAACGATCCGGCCCTTGGTTCTGCGGGTATTGGTCACAACAATACGACTGTTCGGCAAGAACTGCTGGACATCCATACCGAGATTGACGCCAACGAAGCGGCTGCAGACGGAAAGCTCGCTGAGCTAAAACTAATCACCGACCAGACCTTCTACAACGCTATCGAGCCTGCGCTGATCGATCTGCATTTTGGCACTTTGCTTGGGGTCGGCTGGACCGCCTCCGAGCCAGGCAACATCGTGCCTCACACAGTGACCGGCTCAACCTCCAACACAATCACTGTCAATAACGTGACTGGTCTGTATGTCGGGCAACTGATCTGCTATCAGGCAACCAACGGCGAATATTACACGTCGATCATCAGGCTCATTGGTACGCTCACCCTGACGATGACAGAAGTGCTGCCAGCACCCGTGGCCAATGGCGCGCAGCTTTACAACTTCTATCGCGACGATGCCCACGCCAATACCTATGGGTTCAATGCTGTATGTGATGACGCGCTGCGCCAGCTCACTACCAAGCGCCTGGCGCGAATGGAATACATGGCGAAGGACAACGCTGTTTGGACGCCACTGCTGGGCGCTTCACTGACCACGCTTACTACCACGGCATATGACAACCCCGGGGCTGCTGCCGTTGGGGAGCGTGGCTTGCTGGTGCAGAGTTCAACTGTGAACGCCGGCGTTATTTCGCGGCCGGTCGCGTTGGTCGGGGGCGATTATGTGATGAAACTGGCCGTCAACTGCGGTACTCGCGATGGCGGATTCTCTGGCTGGCTGGATATCGCTGTTGAGGAAACTACTGCCGAAGGCGCGGCGCAGGTGATCGCGATCCTGTCCACGACACTGACCTGGGGTGGCTGTGCACTCAAGGAGATCAAATTCACAAGTAGACCTGGCAGCACTATCCGCGTCAGGGCGACATCGCCGAATGGCGGGCCTTGGCGGTTCTGGGTTGGCCCGCTTTCGTTCAACCGTGTCGGCGGGTTCATGAACAACCTGAACAGGGGCAAACATGTCCTGTTGGGCGATAGCTGGTTCACCAGCGGCGGCGACTTCCATAACCGACTGATCGCTAGGCTGAACAAGGCGACCGTTATTAGTGCTGGCGTTCCCGGCAACAGGGCATCGCAGTTGATCGCACGATTTGCCACTGACGTGATTCCGCAGAACCCTGACTTCGTGTGGATCATGGTCGGGACCAATGACTACTATGCCGGCATCACCTTCAACGACTTCGAGCAACAGATTCACCAGCTCCGGGGAATGATCCAAGCTATCGGTGCACAACCGATATTCTTCGACGCCACGGTAGGATCGATTGCGTTCGGACCTGAGAAACTGACGCCTTCCAGGAGCTACGCGCTGAACATCCGGTATCTGCCGCAAGAGTTGCCCCCGAACAGCGCAGGAGCCGTGCAACGAAACTTCACCTACTCAGGGACGGTGACAGTCGCGGCCGGTGCTACCATCGTCCTGGCGATCAGTCCTGGTCAGACCAGGCTGCCGGCATTCCTGCGTTATCTCACTCAGTCGATTACAGGGCTGACGCTTAAGCTTGAGTATTCGTCGGCGGCCGATGGGTCTGGTGCGGTCGATCTTTCGACGTTTACCGGGACAACGGTGGCGAATGATTTCCTGATCCCGCGAACCGATAGCGCTCTGCGGTTCGTAAAGCTGAGCGTGACAAACGGAACTGGGTCATCCATCACGGCATGGATCTTGGCCGACATCTGCTGGCAGCAATCGCTCGTCTGATTTAGAAACACCGGAAACCCTGGTGATCCGGTACCTAGTCTGACGTGGGACAATTCTGGGACAACGGATGTCCCAAATAGTCATGAACGAGCAGCACCAGCACTTAATGCCAAGCCCAGTAATTCCGTGGCCTGCAGGCTGGAAGCTGCGAAATTCATGAATCTCTAACCGGATTGCAAATCCGTCTACGCCGGTTCGATTCCGACCTCGGCCTCCACTATTCGAAAGCCCCGCAGATTAACGTCTGCGGGGTTTTTCTTTGTGCGCCAGAAAATACCGAAGCCC